AAATGTTCTCAGACCGTATTGAGGACAACGCCGATAAACTAGAAAAGGAAGTTAAATAATAATGACAGCATACAACATGACCCCGTACAACACATTCATCGCCAAGAGCCGCTACAGCCGTTACTTGGATGATAAAGGTCGTCGTGAACACTGGGATGAAACAGTAGCAAGGTACTTTGACTTTATGGAACACCATTTAGCAACAAAACAGAACTACCATCTACCTTTTGAATTGCGTGATGAATTAGAGCAAGCAGTAATCAATTTAGAAGTAGTACCATCTATGCGTGCAGTTATGACAGCAGGACCTGCGCTAGAGCGTCAGAATGTCGCAGCATTTAACTGTTCTTATTTACCAATCGACGACCCCAAAGCCTTTGACGAAGCAATGTACATCCTTCTCTGTGGCACTGGTGTCGGTTTCTCTGTGGAGCAACAATATGTTTCTAAGTTACCTGAAGTGCCGACTCAGTTGTTTGATAGTAAGACTTCTATTGTTGTGTCGGATTCTAAAGAAGGATGGGCAAAATCACTTCGCCAACTCATCGCTCTTTTGTATGCTGGCGAGATTCCAAAATTTGACGTATCTCGAGTTAGACCAGCAGGAGCAAGACTCAAAACTTTCGGAGGACGTGCTTCTGGACCCGGACCTTTGGAAGAACTTTATCGCTTCTGTGTCGCCAAGTTCAAAGGGGCAGTTGGTCGGCGTCTCAGTTCCCTTGAGTGCCATGATATTCTGTGCAAAATCGGGGAAGTTGTTGTTGTGGGCGGAGTCCGACGGTCAGCAATGATTAGTCTGTCTGATTTGTCAGACGACAAGATGGCTCACGCTAAAGCAGGTAACTGGTGGGATGGTCAAGGACAGCGTGCCTTAGCTAACAATTCAGCAACATACACAGAAACACCGTCTATCGGTCAGTTCATGCGGGAATGGAGTTCGATTTATGAATCACACAGCGGAGAGCGTGGAATCTTCAACAGAGAAGCAAGCCAACATCAAGCAGCTAAGAATGGACGACGTGATGCTTCTTATGCTTTTGGTACAAATCCTTGCAGTGAGATTATTCTCCGTCCTTATCAATTCTGTAATCTGTCTTCTTGTATTATTCGCAGTACCGATACTATCGATGATATTAGTCGGAAGATTCGTCTTGCAACCATTCTTGGTACATTCCAAGCATCGTTAACAGACTTCCCATACTTGCGTAAGATTTGGCAAAAGAACACAGAAGAAGAAGCACTCTTAGGTGTGTCGATGACTGGTATTTGCGACAATACACTGCTCAATAACCCTGATGATGAATCATTACCTGCTCGATTGGAGGCTCTCCGTGACCTTGCTGTTTCTACAAACGCTGAATATGCTGACAGTATTGGCATTAACCGTTCTGTTGCTGTTACTGCCGTTAAACCTGAAGGAACTGTTTCTCAGCTCTGCTCTACTGCAAGCGGTATTCATCCTCAACATAGTAAGTATTATATTAGACGTGTTCGTGCTGATAATAAAGACCCGCTAACTCAGTTCATGATTCAAGCTGGTTTCGTTGCAGAGCCTTGCGTAATGAAGCCTGATTCAACAACAGTATTTAGTTTCCCTGTTGCTGTGGCGGACGGCGCATTACTGCGTGAAGACTTGACAGCGATTCAGCATCTGCGCTTATGGTTAATCTTCCAGCGTCACTACTGTGAGCATAAGCCGTCTGTAACTATCTCTGTATTAGAGAACGAATGGATGGATGTTGGTGCATGGACATTTAAGCACTTCGATGAAGTTACTGGTGTGTCGTTCCTGCCGATGGATGGTGGCACTTACAAGCAAGCGCCTTATGAGGAGTGTGACGAGGAGACTTACAACAAGTTAAAGTCGTTAGTTCCTGAGACGGTAGACTGGGAGAACTTCAAAGAGTATGACGATAATGTCGAAGGCGCTCAAACCTTGAGCTGTACAGCAGGAGGTTGTGAAATCTAATTCCTTGTGTGTTGTAGTGCTTGATGGCAGCCCTTCGGGGCTGTCTTTTTATTTCCCGTTCGGGTTATTGTGCTTAATATTTGTGCAGAAACAGAGAAACTTTACCGATAGGGAAATGTGATTTTTAATGCACATTTTGTTACACTTCACACACAAATGTTACTTTTCTTACACATTTCGCACAAAATTGTCATTTTTAACGCTTATTCTGCACTTTATCTTACAATCCGTTATTGTGTAAAATGTATCTCATTGTGTACAATACACACGATTATGTATCATATAAGATACAATTTACTTGAACGGACGAGTGCCTTGGCGGTCAATAATCAGAGCCTGTCTACGAGGTGCTGTAGAATCCGTATTAGGAACGCTTATATGCGTCCATGAGCCGAATTCTTCAATGATTTGGTCATACCCTATGTTGGCTTTAATGCACGCCTCTACAACCTCTTTAGGGGTCATTCCGGGGACTCTAATATCTGCTGCGCATCCGATACGGTGTTGACTGGTATCTTTAGAGCCAACTGAGTCATTGACTGCCTTAGACCTAAAGCCAGAGTTTAAAAGAATGGGTTTGTTAAGCAAAGCTCTAACTTCTTCGAGTAGACCAGCTAAACGAACTAGATTAGCAATCTCTGAAGCATTGGGTGTATTGTCTAATCCTTTACGCTCCGCTACTTCTGAGCGAGTTAATTCTTCAAGTGTAAAGTGTTCACTTAGTTGCATCTTTTTCTTTCGCTTTCATATCCATTATCTTCTCAAGAGTACGTCCGCCAAAATAGAAAGACATAATCAACATACCCCATTGACCTAACAGTTCAACATAGGCTTTGTTTGTATCCAAGTCAAACGCAGACATCATGGCAAAGATGAAGTAACCGCCTAGGATGAACAATAAAGTCATTGGGCGAATGTTCTTAGATAGCCATGAATCACTAGCCATGTCAGCTTGGAGCCTTGCAGTCAGTTCATGCTGTTCTGCAGCATCAGCATTTATCTTTGCCAACTCACCATTCTGTTGCATCTCTAAGAGTTTTAGCTTAGCCTGTTCCGCCTGAGCTGGGTCAGGAAAGACTTTATCTAAAATCTTGCCACCAATATCAAGTAACGCACCTAATGGAAACATTGTTTTATTCCTTTCTTCTTAATTTTTACTTGTCGCCCCAGACAATGAGATAAGACACTACTGCGGCAACTAAAAAGCAATACATCTGTACTCGACGAACTGCTTTCATGTCGCTGTCAAACATCTTTTTGTTTTGTGCTTCTTGTTTGATTATTCTTTGTTTAATGACTAGAACATCGTCCCATGCTTTGGGACCATATTTGTTCACTACTTCTGCTTTCATACGAAGTTCCATCTTCTTTACTTCTTGGACTAATTCGTATTCTTTAAGAGCCTTCACAACGGTAGTGTCAGGGACAAACTGTTGTGCTTTACGCCTCTCAGCAGCTTTCTGTTGTGCTACCTCAGCCCCGTCCTTCTGGACGTTTTCAATACTTTTGGTTAATGATTTAGCACTCTCACGAGCAACATCTAAGCTACCTGTAAGAGTCTTGACTCCTTCGTTTATTCCGTATTGGTCTGACATAGTTCTTCATTGTGTGTATAGTGTGTATTATTGTTGTGTTTGTAGTTGTCTTAACCGTTGTTCAATTTGCTCACGAGTAACGGATGTTGGAGCAGTTGGTGCAGCTTGCAGTGCTTGACCGCTTTCACGTCCTTGTTGAGCTGACGTAATGCTGACAGTGCCACCAATCAGCGCATCAGAAGCAAGGTAATCTGTGGCAGACTTCATCTGAGTTGACAGTTTCTGTCCTGCTTTGAGACGAGCCGCATCCCGAATAAAAGACTGTCCTTGTGGATTAGTCATCATCCATGCTAACTTCTCTGGTCTATTCACAGCCCCGGAGATGGTGTCCCAAGCATCTTGTGCAAAGTTAGTTACCATTCTTGCCTTATAGCCACCAGCAACACCAGCAGCTTCGCCAGTGTTCCGACCTAAAACAGAAGCATTGTCTTGTGGAACAGCTACTTTACGAGTTACCGTATCTAAGTCACGAATCAGAGTATTGACTTTAGCTTTTTCTGCTGGAGTTTGGAACAAGAAATCATTGGTATTGATTGCACCTGCCTCTGGTTTCTGTTTAGCAATATCTTTTAGATTTGTTAACAGTTTTGTCAAATCACCCCCAGATTGCTCAATTACAGTACCCATCGCACGACTGCGCAAGCTGTCAAGAATCTCAGGACGGCTATTTTCTAACGCTTTAAACATAGTTATACGTTCAGTCGGTGTGGCGGTTTGTAAGCGAGAAACGACATCGGTAGGGTCATTTGGATTAGCAAAGAAACGAACAAGAGTTTGTTCTTGAAAATCCTTAACCGTCTGCAATCCTGTTTTAAAGTTTTCACGAGCTGCAATAAGTTTATCTGCTCCTTTTATTCCTTGTAGATTAGCTGCATCTAAGTCAGCTCGAAACGCATTTAATACATCACGAGATAGTTTTTTCATTGAACCGCTTGTGACATTACCTACCTGTACACCGCCATCAGAATATGAACCTGTTTTAGCTGCCTTACCCCAAGACTCTAAGTTTTTTTGTAGTTCGTTAATTGTAAGTTTAACTGTTTCAGGCTGTCCTTTTACAGCAATTTGATTCCCTTGTGCATCTACCAGTAACGATGGTTCAGCCTCTTTACTAAGATTAGACTTAACTTTTTTAAGGTTGTTTGCATATGCTTGTAAGTCAAGAGGCATACCTTCTGCACTGTATGTCTGTATTTCTTCATCAAGTACTCTATTTACATTAGCCGTGTCAAAAATACGCTCGTCGCCAGCTTCTGCTTTAGCAGCATTAAAATTACGACGATTATCAACACGAAATTTATTTAATACCCGATTATTTTGATACGCAAACGCATCTTCGGCGCCTTTAGCGATTTGAGTCACAGTTAGGTTTGGATTCTTGGAGAACTGCTGAATCTTGTTTGCAAAGTCTTCTGCCGAGGCGACATTGGCTAAACCAGCTTGTTTAAAGATTGGTTGTCCTTCTGCAGTTGCGGCGACATTGGCTTCTTCACGCAATAAACTTTGTGAGCCTGTCCGTTGACCAGCAGTAGCTGTCATACCTGTCTCTGGTAGTTCTGTGGCTTTAGGTACTTGCGGTACACGGGTACGGGCGACATTGGCTAAACCAGCTACACCAGCAGGTAATAGACCAAACAATGTCTGAGCAACAGGGCTTTCAGGGGCATAGAACTTAGCCGCTACGTTAGTGACACCACCTAGCAAACCACCACCAAGAGCAAGTGCTGGGTTTAATGTAGCAGCGCCAGTGACAGCAGCCGATGGAGTAAAACCTTCCATGAAGTTGTAGGCAAACTGCCCTGCGCCACTACGAGGCTCTGCAGGAACACCCAGTTCTTGACGCATTACCTGAGTTGGAGACGGTTCTGCTTGTCCACCAAGATAGTTTAAAATTGCGTTAGGTAAGTTTGCAACTTCTAAAGGAAGACCGACTAATCCAGCACTTCCTGACGCAGCACCACCAGCCGCTGATTTTAGAGTCGAAGCAATCGAAGACTCTGACTTTTGTGCTTGAAGTTCTTGAAGCCTTGCTATAATTGCATCACGAGTATATTCAGCCATTTTAATCCTATTATTGTAGTGCAGCCTGTAATTCTTCTGCTGTCATTTGGTCAAGAGGTTTGCTTAATTTAATCTTAGGCTGCTCAACTAGACCTAACGGAACTTTTGGTGTATAACCAGCAAACGAACCTTGATTTTGACGGAAGTAATCTAACCCAGTCTTTGCTTCATTATAAATATCACGGTTAACCTTAGTCAAGGTTGTTAATACTTGCTGTACACCTTCAGGTGATTTTACCAGATTTGGCAGACCTTCGAGGGCTGTTTTTACGTCAATGTTCGATGGGTTCGTGCCGTACTGCTTAATAACACCTTGTAACAAGTTAATCAACTCTTTGTTGTAGGCTTCTGTGTTTGCCAATACTTTTGTAGCATTAGATGTATTTACACCCAGTCCCTGTAATAGACCCAATGTTGCTGTTCGTGCTTCCGCAACACTACCACTAATCACGCCTCTGTCGAGCAAAGACTGCATACGCTCTAATGTTGGCAATGTCTTAGCAGCCATGTTTAATGAAGTGGCATAGTCTTTAGCTTGCGAAGCATCCAGTTCTAAGACATTCTTAGGACCTTGATTAGTAATCGATAGGTTTTGCTTAGATGTAAAGCGGCTATAAGGAGCACCTAATTGCTGGATGATGTTTCCATCTTTATCAACCAATACTTTTTGTACCATTTCCGGAGAGCCGGGAACACCAACTTCAATCTCTTTACGACCTAATTGACGAGTTTCTTCTAGTGTCTTGCCTAAAGTAGCGGTTTTCTGCATTTGACCTTGAGCCAACATAACCATCTGACGAGCACCTGCGGCATCGCCTTGCTGGTTTAGAAACTGTGCTGCTTGAGCCAACCCTTGTGGAGTATTAGTATCAAACTGTTGCTGTGCTTGCTGACGCAAACCAATTAATCGTTCTTGCGGGTCTTGTTGTCCTAAGACACCACGCAGCGCTTGTGCGCCACGTTCAGCGAAAACATTGGTTTGTCCTAAGATGCCTCCAAGAAGATTAACACCAGCGGATTGTCCTGCTTTGGCTACAGCTTGTTCACGAGCAATAGCTAATCCTTCAGGACTTGTCCCAAATAGTGAATTAACAACTCCGAGTTCTTCTTTGTCAAATAAATCTGCCATAATCGTTCCTTATGATAACCAGTTACCAACAACTGCGCCTACACCTTGTCCAACCGCTGTTGCAAGCGGATTGACGACAGAGCCTAAAGCAGCGCCTTGTCCATAAATATTAGCTAGTTGTCCTTGGAGTTGCGTTGCTTGTGCGCCTTGACTGCCTAACAATCCGTAGTAACCTGCTTTAGCGCCAGCACCTGCACTAGCAGCGCCTAGCGAACTAGACAATGCTAAAGGCTGCTGTGCGTAGCCTTCTAATGTGTTTGCTGCTCCAAATAAACCAGTTCCTGTTGCAATCTGAGCGTTTAACAGATTCTGAGCATATGTAGGTGCGTTAGCAGCTAATTGTGCGTTCTGTTGTGCTTGAGCATTATAGAAAGCAGCCATCTCAGGATTGGTAGCCATCAAACCTTGTGCGTTAGGAGCATAGCCAGCCATTGTACCACCAGTAGCTAAACCAGTTGTACCACGCTGGAATTGACGGTTACGCAACTGAGCTAACTGCTGCTCACGACCCGGAGCCAACAAACCTTGCTGCTGTGCAATATAGTTCTGCTGTACAGCTTGTGTGTCTGCTGTTGTAGGCAACGCTTGTGTACCCAGACCAAACAGATTCTGAACCTGTCCTGCAACCTGAGCTGTTGGGGTGTAACCTGCGGAAGTTAGTTGTCCAGTGACTGGGTTAAACTGGAAGTTAGACTGACCAAAGGCAGTTGTCATTCCGACAGGAGTAAAGGAAGCCTGTTGCTGTGCTTGCTGAGTAGCAGCTTGTTGTGCTGCAACATTCTGACCGTATGCGCTTTGTAATTGGCTTCTTTGGTTTTGATTTAGGAGATAGTTTGCACCAGCCCCTAATAACCCTGTCCCCATTTCCATCGCATTAATCTGAGCATCAGTATAGCCTTGTGCTCTTAACTGAGCACGACGGGCTGCATTGTTGGCTGATGTAGTACCGCCACCAATTAATGATTTAACTGCTTGTGTACCGTATTGTTTAACTAAGTTTGTTAACGTGCCAGTATCAAAGCCTGTAGTGTTGGAGGATAATCCTAACGATGCCAACAACGAAGAACCCTGATTACCAGACAAATCAGTTAACCCACTAGACGAGCCAGCTAAGCCAATGTCTTCCATAAATCCGGGATAAGCACCAAAGTCGGTAAACCCACCCGGAGTATATCCTAGCTCTTGGTAGGTTGGTCCCATTTGGGGACTATAACCTAACTCGTCATATGTTGGTCCAAAGAATTCATCCATAGTTGTACTTCCCGTATTCGTTTGATTAAATAATCCAGTCCCTGCATCAACTGCTGCGCCAACACCAGCACCAATCGCTGTATTAGCAGCTCCTGATAAAAAACCTGTACCGATGTCGCCGCCCATTAAACCAGAGCCGACAGCACCGCCTACACCGCCACCAGCGATTTGTCCTGCTGTAGTAGAAATTGCACCGCCTGTACCAATACCTGCATTTTGAGCAGCTAACATCGCTGTTTGTTGTGAACCAATTTCAGTCCCAAACTCAGCCAGTGTTCCAACATAGTCAGCGACACTAACACCAGCATAAGTAGCTGCGGCAGAAATTGCAGCCATCTTAGCTACGTCTTCAATAGGCACACCTGCGGCAATCGCCTTAGTTGCTGTGTAAGCTGGAATAGCATATAAAGATGCGCCTCCAGTGGCTGGGGCAGCAGCAATAGCGCCAATCTTAACAGCAGTGCCTACAGGGTCTTGAACTGCTGGTTGTGTGACGTTCTCGTCAATAAATACACCGACATCGCTAACAGCTCCGCCAATCGCTTCACCAACATCAGAAACAGCATCTACTACATCGGAGATAATTGGAATACCACCACCGCCACCTTCCAGTGTCATACCTAAAGCAAAAGGACCACGACCCCCACGAGGGGAGAACGCATTAATTGGTAAGGTACTATCTAGTCCGTATCTCATTTAGAAATATCCATTGTCCATGCAATCTTATTGCCTTTTTTGATAGTCTTCACTGGTCCCAATGTTTGCAACATTTTAACCAATCTAGGATTAGTAGTTTCAGACTCAAGCCTTGTTACACCAGATTGTTTAACCGCATCAAAAGCAATTTTCATTGCTTCAGGCAATGTCGATAATGGGTCCAAAGTGTACATATGCACTTCAAGGACACCCGGCTCTTTACGAATACCGACAAAGATGGTGTTATTGTGTCGTACTAAAACAGCTTTCTCTTGCTTAATTAGAATTGCTAAACCTTTAAGAAACTTGTCTTCTTCTTTGGTAAATCCACCACGCTCTAAGTCTTGCCGAATAATCTCGGTAGCTGTATACTCTTTATCGACAATATTAGCCATGATTAGAAACTACCTCCGTCCATTGAAGCAGCTTCTAGTGCGCCTGTGACAGTCATAGTACCGCCTACAGTTGCGTTACCTGTTACAGCTAATACTGCAATGGTTGCTGTTCCAGAGATGGTTGGACTTGCTGCATCGGCTTTACTGTTAACAGCTACTTGAATTGCTGCGAACTCAGTATCAAGCTCTGCACCACGAACTAACTTCTGTGGATTACCTGTTGAAAGAGCATCTTTAGATGTAAAATTTGTAGCCTTTGTATAATTGCTCATAGTGTCTTACCGCCTTTAACGAAAACGTCTACTTTCTGCAAAGAGACGGAGTTGTTGTCAATATCTGTTTCAAAGCCAAGCTGAAGTGTTTTACCTGTGCCACCAGCGTTGATGTTATTATTAAAGATAATAATTCCACCAGAATATTCACCAATTCCGTATTCACCAATACCGTATTCAGCAATCGCCGATGGTGAAATAACAGTAGTGGCTGACTGATATGCTTTCTTAAAATCAAAGTCCCATTTAACCGAGATGTCTTGATTCTGAGCACCAATTAACAACATTTCAATCTTCTTGAGAATCTTTGATGTTGTAGGTTGTTGGAAGTCAAAATAACTTGAATAGTAAGACATCCGATACGGAGCCGTGTTGTCGGTATATCCGTTGTATAATCCAATGTATCCGTTTTTACCTAATAAGAACTCACGATTAAATGTAGTGCAAAAAGCAGTTGGTGTAATTGTGTCCCAAGTCGTTGCTCTTGCTGAACCGTCTGGCAGTAGTGTTCTTGAATCAAAACAATATACCGTGTCTACATCTGAAAACGATAAGACATAAAATGCTTCTTGTGCTGAGTATCCAGACTTAATGGACTTCATGTCTGTTGTCAACTGCAATGTGCTTAACAGTTCATCTCGGACATTCTTAGAGATGTCACGCATAGGCATCGACTTCTCTTGAATTGTTCTGGAGAAGCTACGCACACCTGTAGACGACAGAAACACAACATCTGTACCTGTGGGCTGAATTGAATCTCTTGCAATGCAGCCAATACCAGTAACTAAATCAGCTAAAGCCAGCGATGACGGGTCTTGCGCTCCGCTGTAAACAACCGTATGGTTTTCACAGAAAATGATAAGAAACCCATTATGCGAAGCTAACCCAATAATCGGGTCTCCGTCTGATACCACTTCAGAAATGTTTAACGCTCCTGCAGTACCTGTCTGAAAGTTTAAAGGGTCTAACAAATCACTGAAATACACAGTTTGTTTATCGTTGACAATATCTGCTACCCAGATTCGTCCATAAGCAGATAAAGCACAATTTGGTAAAAAGGTGCTAGAAGTATGCGATACAGGAACAGCAGGTAATGTAGCTACATCGGCTAAGACCTTAAACACATAATTGCTTGTTACGCTAGAGTAAGAGAACAACAGTGGCTTATGTCCAGCTTGTACTAAAACAGCTCTGCCACGAGCATTGGTAGCATCTGGTAGCGATGCAACTTGCCAATGACTGTCTGTTATCGTGTATGTTGCGTCTGCTGTGTCTCCGCTGTTGCGTACATTCTTTTTAACTAACGCAGTGCCGTTAGAAACAAACAACTTTGCATTTCCAGCAGCAATTAACTTATCGTCGCTTGCAGCAGGAGACAACACTTCAAAAATCATGTCAACCGATGCAGTGCTTAAATCTGCATTAGACGGTAAATAAGGTGTCCATCCTTTACGAGCACCGATACGACCAAACTTGTCAATAACGCAGTTATTCGCTTCTAAAGCAAAACCAGCCTCTAGCGAAGTAGGAGCATCCTGTAGGTTTAAACCAGCAAACCCCGGTGCTGCAATAGACGAAGTTACAAGTTGTTTGCTCAATTCGCTACCCAGTTGGTATCTTCAATGTAACGATTAGACTCAAGCGAGATATAGTCAGCAAGTAAGTTACGGGCTAAGGCATAGGCTTCAGAGGACTGTAAACCGCCATCTTCACCACGCTCTACAATCGCACGAGCAAAGGCATTAAGAACAACAACATCACCCGGTACTTTGATTAAATCAGTGTCTGCAACAAGTGGGTCTTGTGGCAACATGACGTTAAACCGTAATGTATACGCTGCGTCAGGAATAGGGAAGATGTCGACTAATGTATCGCCATTAGCGTCTTGACCGTTAAAGTTAAAGTAACGAGGTGCTCCACGAGTGGGACTGTCCTGCATAAACTGCTGCGTCATCCACGATGTAGGTGCAACATCCATAAAGAAGTTCTGCGAATCGTTGATTGCGTCAATTACTCTAAACCGTACACCAGAGCCTTCTAAGACATAACTAAAAATGTTTGCAGTCGTAGTTGCTGTCAGTGTATCAGACAAAGCGTTCCAGCCGTAAGCGGCTTCTACCGACGATTTAGCATCATTCACTAATTCGCCAATCATTTTGCTGTAGGCGTTCTCGTTTACGGTAGAAACTTCTGTTTCCCGTAGTCTGCGAAGTACGCTATTAACAGCTTGTAGATAAGTCGTAGTTGCCATATATTCCTCTAGTGTAACACAGTTTTAATAATGTGTCAACAATTATTTAGTTGCAATCCCATTTTTTTAATGCTAATGCCTTGCGTGTTGGTCTGCCCTTTTCGTCCTTCATTGGACCAGCGACACCGCCCATCCGAGCACAAAAACTCTTACGTCGTGCAGCCGCTTTAGGCGACTTTGCAGCCTCTTTAGCTGACACAGGAGGCTTTAGCTTAGAACCAGTCTTTTTATTGTAGTAGTCTCTACCTTTTTGGTTAAGACCGCCTTCGGGGTTCTGAAACGCTTTCTTAGGCATTATTTCTTCTTCTTAGCTGTCTTAGCAGCATCTTTAAAGTCTTTAGCCGAAGGAGCGCCTTTAGAGCCAACCTTACGCATCTTCTCACCTGAACCAGCCTTGATACGGTTTCTCTTGGCTGCGATATTGGCATACAAGCCCATTTTAGTAGCCACGTTTAGCGCCCATCTTCTTAGCTGGTTTCTTAGACATACCTGCTTTGCTCATGGCAATCGCAATGGCTTGTTTCTGAGGCTTTCCAGACTTCATCTCAGTACGAATGTTAGAGGAGATAGTCTTTTGTGATTTACCTGATTTTAATGGCATCATTGCTCCTTAGTATTGGTTATATTGAACGGCAGAAGTTGGTTCTAGTTCAAAGGTACAAATAACGGATGACGTAGCGCCAGACTCAACCTCGACCCTGACTTCATCGCCTTCTTCTAGTGCAATATATGCACCGCCATCAAACCGCAAGAATGTCTTAGCAGCTAATGGGTAGGCACTGACGATAGACACTTCAGTATTCGTGCTTTTGTCATACCACCACGCAGTAAAGTTTTTTGCAGAGGAGGTATTATTAATAGCCCACAGTAAAGTCCATTTTGCTGTTTGTCTTGCAGGAACAACAAACAATGTTGTCTTAGTTGCTGCGACAAGATTCTTACCTACGGATACTGGTCTTATCATGGTTTACTTTTTGAATACCAATTCAGTCATGTAGCTAATAAAAGCGCCAGCAACAGAAGCAACGCCCATCAAAGCCCATAGAGAACCTTTACTACGCTCTGCCATAGCGACTAAACGTTTAATGTCATTATCCATTGAGTTTACTTTATGTTCCAAGTTCTCAACGGCATTAACAAGTTTACCGTACTCTACGGGATTGATGTCGTTCATTTATTACTCTTTCGGTTTAAGCGATTCTTCTAGCAACTTAACAAAAGCCTGCTTGCCAACATTAAGCTGGTCAAGGTTAAATTGGCTAGACTCAATCTTGCGAGTTAAATCAAGGCAATGATTAACCAAAGCCTGTTGCTCTGGCGTCATATCCTCGTATACATACTCTACATCGTTTACTGTGATTGGGGTCTTTTTATCTTTTCCCATATCATTCTCCTAGTTGTACTGCGGTTAAAAAACTTATTCTGCGGCAGTTGCTACAGGCTTATTGGCTTCTTCTTGTGCAATACGCTGGGTTTCTTGTTCAGCAGCTATACGGGCTTGTTCAGCGTTCCATGCAGCAACTAATTCGGGTGTCCATGCTGCATTGCAGATAGCAACGACGTTGGCTGGCTGACCTGTTAAGTCTTGGGCTGGCGTAAGGCTTGTGCGGTGGTAAGTTTGGCTAATTTGGTTGCCATCTTCCATAATGCGTGTAGCTTCACGATACAGCACAATGCCGTTTTCGGTTACTGTAATTTGGTCTATTACTGTTTCTTTAGTTAATGCCATTTTAAATCTCCTTTAAGTGTCCGACTAACGAATCCACGCTAGTTAATTAAGTTAAATAAGTCAAGCAAATTGCAAATGCATATCCATTGCCACCTGGATAAGTATGGTTATAGTTTTGAATATAAAGAGATGTTGAACTATTTGCACTTATTCCAAAAGTATCGCCTAAAGCAGCATCTTCTCTACCAGCACCTGATAAATGCACCGCTGGATTAGCCGCAAAAGGAAGCCCAGCAATTCTTAATGCAGAACTTCCAGTACCATTTACTGTAATGACTGGTCTGCAAGTTACTGTTACAACATTACCTACTTTTGTGTAATAACCCGTTCCATTTGTTACCGCTGTAAGAGTTCCACCAGCAGAAGTTAATACAGGACTCCAAGTACCTTCTTCATAATCATCTAGTGTGTTTGCGTCAGATGAAGCGGATTGGGTTGCTGGAAATGTGATTCCTGTGCCACTACTTGTTTGTGTAGCGCCTTTTAAAGTCACCGCACCGTTTTGCTGAAAAGTAACAGTCCTTGCAGCATTTGTAAAAAACGACATTGGTGCATCAGTAGAACTATAAACAAAAGGTGCGTATGCGCTATTTGTAATAGCAGAACCCGTACTATTATCTAAGCCAACATACATTGTTCCAGCGTTAGATATTGTTATATAAGACTGAGTTGTTGTGGTAGTTGCTCTAAACCTAGCAATTTGTTCTCCACTAGATGATTGCACATCAATTCTGTATTGTGGGTTGTTAGTGCCTACGCCTAAATCACCATCAGCATCAATACGCATCCGTTCTGTGCCACCCTGTTGCCATTTAAATATATTGTATGGTGATGCTTGTGTGGCATTAAATAAAAATTCACCAGTAGCGTTTTCACGACCAAACACATAACCTGAGCCAGTTGCCCCGATTTGAATGTAATCATCTGCTGAACTTGAACCAATTTGTAGCTTTTGTGCTGCGCTAGTAGTGCCAATACCTAAATTACCTGCGCTTGTAATACGCATACTTTCAGCACCACCTTCTGTAAAGGCAATAGTGTCGGCTGCTGGAAAAAAGATACCTGTGTTGGTATCGCCTGTAGTAGTAATAGCTGGGGCTGATACTGTGCCAGCAGAGAATGTAGCTACACCGCTAAAGGCTGCAGTAGTGCCAGCAATCGTGGCTCCAGCACCAAGGATTTGTACGGGGCTAGAAGCAGCATTACCGACCCAGACTTTCTTGTCGGTGACGTTTACCGCAGCTTCGCCCTGTACCAGCGTAGCGGGTGCAGCAGCAGAAGTAACACTATTTTTTAATTTAATTGTAGTAGCCATATTAGAATGAGCCTCCGTCGATTGTTCCAGTTATTTTTGACCCTGCTAATGAAGTAATCCATGCCGGGTCAGCATAGCTACCAGTTGTGACAACACCATTAGTGACTGTTCCTGCATTGCCACTAATAGAGCCTGTAATCGTTGAATTAAACGTCTTTGTACCAGCAACGGTTTGGTCGCCAGTTAGTTTAACAACAGCGTTATCCGCAGCATAACCCGCTAAAGCATGATTACCCCAACCAAACGCTGTATCTGCTTTCGTGCCTTGCGCTGCGGTAGCATAGTCGGTAGCTGCTGTTGTGGCTGCAGTTCCTAAACCTAAGTTCGTTCTTGCTGTACTTGCTGATGCTAAATCCGATAAGTTGTTTGCCTTTAGCAATGAGCTAGAAAGCGTAGCTGTTGCAGCGGCTGCAGAGGCAGCGGCGGATGTTGCTGAGTTTGCAGCATTGGTTTCAGACGTTGCCGCAGCAGTAGCTGAGTTCGCAGCATTGGTAGCGGATGTAGCTGCGCTTGTGGCGGAGTTGCTTGCAGCAGTGGCGCTAGTGGCTGCCTCACCTGCTTTAGTAGTCGCTATTCCTGCTTGCGTTGTTGCTGTTGACGCTGAATTTGTTGCGCTCGTTGCGCTGGTAGCTGCATTGCTTGCTGAAGTGCTTGCGCTAGAGGCTGAAGAAGTGGCTGAAGCAGCACTTGCTGTAGCGGATGTAGCGGAGCTTGCTGCAGCGGTAGCAGAATTGGCAGCGTTTGTTGCACTTGTTGAAGCGTTGCTTGCTGAAGTAGATGCTGCACTTGCTGAGTTACTTGCATTGGTTGCCTGTGTAGTCGCTGTAGACGCTGAAGAAGACGCACTAGAGGCGCTAGACGCAGCGTTTGAGGCTGAGGTACTAGCGTTACTTGCGGACGTGCTTGCAGCGCTTGCAGAGGCTGCTGCGGCTGTTTCTGAGTCAGCAGCATTTTCTTCAGATACTAAGGCAGCGGCTGCGGAGGCAGCGGCGGCAGTAGCGTCACCAACAATACTAGCTGCAGAAGCGGCTGCAGCAGTAGCAGACGATGTTGCGCTAGAAGCAGAGTTCGCAGCGTTCGTAGCCGATGTTGCAGCAGCAGAAGCAGAACTAGCGGCAGCATTAGCCGACGCTTGTGATTGATTTTTAGAGACTTCAGCAGCTTGTGCAGCAGCGGTAGCTAAAGCAGCTTGGCTGTTTGCATCGTTTGTGGCATCACCAGCACCGCCCGGACCTCGGTAGAAACTCAAATTATTCTCCTAGACTTGTTTAAAGACTCTTGTTAAAGAACCCTTAAACAAGACAGCCCTAATTAAAGGGCTATCCTGAGTTTTTACTACTTAGGCGTTTACAGCCAATACGAAACCAGCTTCTGGACGTACAACTTTAGTGCCGAACAATGTGTCAGCAGTGTAAAGTGTCGACAAGTAATCTTGCTTGTACTGAGTCTGTGAACGAACACCTAACTGCTCTGCCAATACCATTGTGTCGGTATGGAACAAGAGTGCGGCTTTGATTGCATCACCAGCGGTGTTGTCACCAGCGGTCTCGATAACAGGCATATTGCTCGACACATAAATGTCGATTCCATACAACTTACCGATTTGACCATTGTTTACGCCACGACCATCAACGAAGTCAGAGCTGTTGTAACGGTCAATACCCATGATTGCATTGCGGAGTGAAGGAGGAATCGCAAACTTACGACCATCCATTGGTACGTCAGCGTCGTCCATCAACTGGATGAGCTTACGGAAGCCAGCGTCAGTGAACAAGTCAGAGGTGGTTACAGTGTCGAGAGCATAAGCTGTCAAACCTGTCGAAGCGTCGATGAAGTACGCATTGCTGTGTACCCAATCAGAAGCGTCGCCGTCGCCGAAAGACTTACCCAAAGCGATGAGGTCGTCATCAACTTGTTTAGCCAAAGCGTAACCTGCGTCTTCCGTGTAGAAAGAACGGAGCGATGCCAAAGCCTGAACTTCAACGATGTCCTCGATGAAACGTGAGTACTCGAAGTGGCGGTTGATTAGAACCTGTACTTCTGTCTCGGTATCAGCTTGGATGGTGACGGCAGTGTTTGCAGCCTTGAGGGTTGCAGAACCACGAGTTGGCTTAGGAATGTGCAGCGTGTCGCCTTTTTTGCCTTTGAAAGACATTTTGCGAACGAGGTTTGCCAATACTAAGTTTTTCTGATAGGCAGCGATGACTTCATCAGACCAAATTTCTGGTACGAATGTTGCTGCGTTTGTGCTGTTGACGATAGATGAACTACCGCCGGGGTATGCTACTTTTGCCATGATGTATTTCCTTTAATTAGAAAGTCTAAAATTACTTAACTCTCCCTGTTGCATATGCGTCCATAATTTCATCGGACAACTGCATATACCTATCAGGGTCGGTTATTCTCAGTTTAATAAGGTCTGCTCTACGATATACTTTTCTGCTGGTTTCGCCACCACTACCAACATCCACTGTAGCTGCCCTTAATGCTGCATCTTGAGCTTTGCTATCGACTGCTTCTGGTCTGCTGCTCTGAACTTGCTGTTTGATTTGTTTGAGTTCCTTGTAGGTGCTCAACAACTCATCAGCGGATTCAAAGTCATACTGGGAATCAGCTTTAGCAAACAAGTTTAATCGGATTTGAGAAGATTTAACCCAATCTTGGAAACCAGCATCTTGTGCGATGGTTGCAAAATCAGGATGTTTAGCCGACAGTTGTTGTGCCGTCTTCATCTTCTTCATTTCTAATGCTGCTTGTCTTGCTTCAATTACTGCAGGGTGCTTCTCAACTTGTCTGTTAACTGCTTTAGCGGGGTCTACAAAAAAGTCTTCTTCGAGCGATTCTTCAATCGGCGTATTTACTTTAGCGTTTGACTCGAGTTGTTGTTTTAACAGTTGGTCTGCAAGACTTCGTACTTCGTGAACCTCATTTGCTTGGCGACCTATGAGCTTTTCAGCTTCTTGGTGCATCCTTGCAATCTCAATAGCAGACTTACCACGATACTTCTCTGGTAATTCTTCTACTGGTTCTTTGACACCAACCGCTTCAGTAGTATCTGCCGATGTAGAATCAGGTACTGGGGTTGTAATATCTTGTACTACTTCTTGCTCACTACTATTAAACAGTTCTTGTTCTTCAATAAAGTTTGCTGCCATTTAAAGTCTCCTGTCACCGAATCAAGTGATTTTAGGATTTATAATCTAAGGCTCTTTCGAGGTGTCTTAGGCGTTTTTCTTTGCTTCTTGCTTCTGTTTATCTTCGTGCCTTTTCGCCCATCTATCGTAGGCAGCCACAAAGTTTGGGTCTGTACCGTCTAAACTAATTCTCACTGGTGAGATAATTCGGTTCGCTACACTCCCACAATCACAGGAGATTGTTGTTGTCTCATAACCAACATAACCTTCTGTAATATGTCCTGCATCGCACTTGAAGTCATACAGTCTACGACCCATTCTGAGCCTCTCCCGAGGAGTCGTTAATGAGTTGTTCGTAGGATTGTTCTGAAACTTGTTTTAAGTTTAGAACCCACTGGAGTAAATCCAGTTGACCTCGTTTTAAGTGCAAATCCTTCTCGTCTTGGATAGCAAGAACATGATTAATTGCATCAAACATATTCTGTGCATCTTCGATTAAATCTTGCCAACCTTGAGTCGCCATCATTGCAAAGCGATTCTCGTAGTATTCTTGTAGTTTCTTGTCAATCATTCTTTGTCCTTTGGGAGAATGTGTGTAAGCGCTTACTAACTTACTTTGTTGCAATAATACCACACTTTTAAGAAAAAGTCAATACTTTTCTTTACTTTTTCATCTGTAGTTCAACAATTTTTCCACGATTAACAATGTCTTGCTCTTTTAAGGCAAGTTCACCTACTTTTAATCGTTTCTCAAAGTCGCTGAGTTGTTTTTCAGGCTTATTTACCTTAGCTAATGTCTCTGCTGCCTTTAATTGCATCTCTTGCGGAGCCATTTGTGCCTCAATCATGGTCTTTTGAGCCTCTGCAGCATCTTTTTGTGCTCTAGCTTGGTATGATGCGGTCTGTGCTTGACTCTGTTGCATCTGTAACTGGGCTACCATCTGCTGCATTTCAGCCTGTTGTGGGTCTGGTTGGCTCATTTGGGCTAATGCTTGCTCCATTTCAGCCCTGTTAGACAGGCTAGAGTTCGCAATAATGCCCTTGAGGATGACAGGCAATACAGGAGTATTAGGTCCAAGCGTCTGCAGCAAGCCAATAAGCTGTTGCTGTTCGTATTCACGAGCCATGATACCCAATGTAGCGGTAGGCATAAACTTCATGTCGACAGAAGGATAACGCTCAGGGTCAAATTGCATATAACGGAACGCAACCTTCTTAATCAATGGAATCATAAAGTCTTCTTGGAAGTTGGTTAACGTCCGTTTGTACTTCTTAATGATTCCAGCCATCGCCATCGACATACCGGCACCAGAAGCATCTCTGGAAGCCTGAGACACAACACCTTGGCTGTCTAAAGTGCCAGTTGCCATGAGCAGCATACGCTCAAACTCTTTAGAGGTGTTAAAGCTCTCAGGGCTGGTTTGACCGAATTTGAATGGGAATAGTATTTCAGCAGGATTACCGTTGGTAAGGATTGCTTTACCGGGTTTGACTTCAAACTTAGAGCCACGAGGAAGGCGAGTAGCGTCCATTGCAATCATTGGAGCAGTGGTCAATGCCAAGCTGTCTAAATGGCTACGGAGCTGTGCATCAATCGCTTTTTGCATATTGTATGCTTTTTCGACTGTACCACGACCCCAGAAACGTCCGGGAACCGTATCGTCTTGGTAAGCGACTACAGGACGGTCTTTCATCATGTAAGGCGACTTCTCTGCCTTGAGTAGAATACCGTCATTACCGATGACCACAATAGCCTCTACAAGGTCGCTGTAAGCGTCTGCAGTGCTTGACTCAGGGAACAGGTTAACCACTTCTTCTTCGTCGTTCTCAAGCTGTTCTAGGTACTCTCTAGGGACTAATCCGTAATAGGTTAGAACCTTAACCTTGTCATCTTGATACTGGACTACTTCTTGGGTTACTTCTAAGTCGTCGTCGTTACCAGCAGGACCGATGTCTACCTTGCGATAGATACCCTTTTCCATGTTCTCAATCACTTTGTGGATAGAGACAAACTTCTCAATCGCTACACCCATTGCATCGTCAATCGAGGTAGCGTTGGGGTCAATTAAGAAGTTCTTTGGGTTTACAGGAACGGTAGGAACGCAGAAGTATTCTTTCTCGCTCACACCATACGCAGCTTGCGTACTGCCCGGAACAGGCATTGTGGTAGGAATATACTCTGTTTTCTTGGTAACAATAATCTCACCGATACCAGTACCGTAAATCTCTGCCATTAGTTCAATCTGGTCTACGGACTTACGAATCTTCTCTTTTTCTAAGTCTTCACGCAACAGAGTGCGGATAGCTTCCACATCCATTGGATTGTTGTTGTAATCCTTTACATCGTCTTTGATGTCGAAGAACTCTCCGTTACCGAAGATAGCTTCCATAATCTCAGCGTGGCGAGTCTCAACTGCTTGCTGCGTTGCGGGACTGATTAAGCGACTGCGCTCGGACTCACGAGTACGGTCTTCAGAAGCCCAAACACCACGGAAGATACGCTCGTATTCTTTCCAGTCTTCTAAGTAGTTCTCGTCACGATGGTCACGCCAGCGGTCACAGTGTTGTACAACGAACGCTGCTAACTCTTTGTCAGCTTCAGAAGGTTGTTCCCACTGCACGCCTTCGTTATTATCTTTCATTTCAGCCATGATTAGTCTTCCATTTCGTCGTTGAATGGGTCGACAAACTCAACTTCAACCACTTCTTCGGTGGGCATAAAGATTTGTTTGTCTTTTAAACCTTGCTCTTTAGCGGCTGTGATAATTTTCATTAAACACTCACCGCTGAGGTAATTCATTTCTTCCTTCATAACTTCCCACACTGCAGCGTTTTTGCTGAGTTGTTCAAAGTTTAAAGGTACAAATTCATTTTCTTTGTCGTACATAGGTTTCCTAATAGCCAGAAATTACATCTAAAGTTTCCCACTCATCACCACCATCATCAGCATCGAAGTTGGGGCGGACTAACTGCTCGATGTACGCTAACGCATCCACCGTGTCATCGTGTACTCCCTGTGTGGGGAACATTAAGAGTTCATCGACAAATAAATCAAAATCACCTTCAGCGTTTAGGACAATCCTGCCATGCTCTAAATTACCCTGCAAAGCCCAAGTTACCCTATCTACTTTTTTCTTGTTGCCGTGCGTCAATTCTTCAATGTGAGCGTAACAGTTCATTCTTCGCATAGCGTCCATCAGTGGACTCATAATCGCTTGCTTTGCGAT